ATTTTTTTTTGGTCGCGTCATGCGGACGCTGTCAAAGATATTAGCCATTTTGTTAGGTTTTAGAGGCGTATTCCGCCTCGTGAAATAAGATAGGTTTTAGATTGTTTGTTCCGGCGTGAGCCGGATTTTTTACGGCCGGAGCCGTGTCTTCTACGGTGTTTCATGTGTTTTTTATTTAAAGTGATAAGATGAGTCGTATTGTTTATTCCATTTATCTTTGAATTTACCCCATATATTTTTAGGTACGTCAGAGGCTTTTTGTAAGACATTACCGAGTATACGCTGGTACATTGGGTCAGAAGGGTTAATGTTGAGACGTTTGAGTCTTAAGTCCTGTTGTTTTATATCAGTATCAGTTTCTATTTGATATTTTAGTGCTTTTAAGTTAGCGAGTTCAGCGGGAATTTTGGTATTTTGGATTCGCATGGATATTATACGTTGTGCTGCTTCCTTAAGACCCATATTGTTTGTGAGTGCAGCACGTTCGTTATTTGCGATAGTGTATTGAGTGTCTGCTTCTGTTTTCCTGGTTTGAGTGTAGAGGTTTTGAAGGTTGGCGTCAGCCATTTGGAGACTATAGGGAGCCATTTTTGATTTTTGATCGAGATCGAAGACAGAGTGTTTGTACTGTTGTTCAGTATTGGGTATTTCTGCAAGAGTTTTTTTGACATTTGCAGCAGTTAAAAGAGCAGTTTGTTCTGATACAGTATTTTGGGATTTGAGAAGGTCGTTTTGTAGTTCTCTGTTTTTTACGTCTACATAGGAGGATAGACCAGAGCCGATGAAGTCCGGGACTTGTGGGGCGTGTGGAGACCATGATTGTGTTTTTGTGGAGTCGGAGTCAGTTGAGCGGATTGCAGCAGGAGAACCTGCATTTGCTCCGTTTCCGTATACGAGATTTTCATTTAGTCCGGCTTCTCGGAGGCGTTGCATTTGAGAGGTAGGGGAGTCGTATTCATTTTGCATTGCCCAGTCAGAGAGTGAGGCATCGCGAGACCATTGTCGGTCGTTAATTGCGTTTTGGCGTTCGACGTTATAACGGTCGATAGTAAATTGTCGTGATTTTTTGTTGTTGCCTGCGTTTGCAGCAGCATTGATGCCACCTGCGAGTAGTGAGCCACCTGCGCCTATGGCAGCGGCTCCGAGAGCGATTGGTATAGGCATTGTAAGTATTTTATTTGCTTAGGAGATAGTGTTTCTATTTCATTTTGAGTGAGTCTGTGTATGTTCTTTACAAGAGGTTTTGTGATTATTGACTTTTTTTGTCCTTTTTTTTGCATTTGATTTATTGCATTTTGGAGTGAATCATTTATTTAATTTTATGCTAATGTAGGACATTGGTGTCAATTAGCATTAATATATCAAGGAAGTATTAATGCTTTTTGTTGTTTTTGACCCGTTCCGGGTCGTGCTACGCTCCATCTAAAGATGGAGCGTAATTGTTTTTGTTGTTTTATTTCGATTAAGGGGGGAAATTTTAACATTTTTTTAAGAATTAGTTGTTTAGTAATTCTAGGGTTTGGATTATATCGTCAATTTCCTTGCGGAAATTAAGACTCTTCCCCCTCCGGGGTGTTAGACTCGATTTGGTCGTCTATTTTGAGTTGTTTTGCCTCTTTTTTAGACTTTTTGTCTTTTTCACGTTGATCGTGTTCTTTTTTGAGGTGTTTTAGCTCTTCTTTTCGGTTTTCTATTATGTCATAGCGTTCCGAGAGGTCCAGGGTTGCAGGGTTGATGCCATCGTTAAGATCGTCGGCTTCCAGGTTTTCATCCCCTTCATAGAAAGGTGTTTTTTGTCCGAGCATAGGGAGTCCGTTTTGATGACGTTGAAGTAGTTCCAAGACAGTCATTGACTGGTCAGGTATTGTTTCGGAAGGTTGGTCAGATTCCTCATGATCGTGAGGGAAGGCTTCTGCATTGTAAGGTGTTTTCCACCCGTAGGTGTGATAGGAGTCGATTTGTGCCTGGACGTTTTTGGTTTCCCATTTTTTAAGGATTGGTTCTTCTACCAGGTAGACTGATTTTTCTTTTTCCATGATTTAGATTTTTGAAGGTTTGAGTGAGTCGAATTTTTGTTTAGTGAAGGCAGCCATTATAGATGCTTGCTTTGCATTGTAATTTTTTAGGTATTCCGGGTGGTTGTTGAATTCTTCAATTAGTTTGCCCTGTTCTATAATCATGTGTTGTTTAATTTGTTCACGTTCGTTTTCGTCATAGATTTTGTCTTTGAAGTATCGGGGCATAGCGATTTTTTTGCCATCGAGTATATTTATATGCATTCTATTTTCCAAGTCTGCTTTATGGTAAGATATCATTTGTGGTGTAAGGTAGGATTTACCTAGTCCTTTAGACATTAAAGAGAATTCTTTTTGGCGATCGTCGCCTTTGTACATAGGTATTCGGGTAGGTTTGTTCATGTATTTTAAGGTGTAGCCGATAGATGCGGCTTCTACTGTTCCGTAGTGTATTTTACCTAAATCCCAAGCGGGTTGTATTAAGTCCTGGCGAGCGTTGAAGAGTATCATGTGATAATGCGGGCGGTGAGTCTGAGTGCCGTATTCGCCACAGACGTAATATTTAAGGGTGTTTGTGTGTTTTTTGCGGAGTCGTTTCATGAAGAGTTGGACATCCGTTTTAGATAGGTTTGGTTTGCCGGTTGAGGTAAAGGGCATTTCCAGGGTGTCGTAAGTGAGTGTTAGGAATTCAGCTGAGGTGCAATGTTTGAGTTCCTGGAGTAGTCTGAAAGACCAAGCAGAGGTTCTGCGTTTAAGGCAGTCAGGGCAGCGTCCACACGGTAGTGTGTAGACGCATCCGACTTTGGTGTCGTTTTTTATGTAAGGAGTCATGCAAGACATGTTTTAGAATGTTGGATCTGCATATTTGCCCATTGGTCGTACCGCTTTTATTTTGTTGTATACATGTACGAGTAGCTTTTGTTTTGTAGGGTCTGTTACGGCAAAGACCCGGTGCGTTGGGTCAGATTCGATGAATGCCTGGTTAAGTGAGGGCAGAGAGTTGAAAATCCTGCCCAGGTGCCAGTAATTGAGTGTTGTTCGGAAGTCGCCGGCGACTCTATTTTGTTGGTAGCGATATTCCGCATATCGGGGAATGTAGCCGAAAGTATCGTTTCCTACGGGTGTATAGGCGTAAAGTTCGCGGTTTTGGATTGATTGCTCTCCTATGTGTTCGAAGGAAGGCCAGAAGTATTCAGTTGGGTCAGCAGTTTTTAGGAAGGTGCGAGGGATACCTTGCTGATAAGCGGTTTTAGGTAGGCAAGACATAATGCCTACAATGTAGCCGTGCTCTTCGCAGTAATAGTTTCCGTTTTTAGAGTCAGTTACGGATATTCCATGCCCAGCCATATCGCCCTGAGGACGGGTGCCTTGAGTTCCGGCGGTATTTAGAACTTCGGAGATTACTACGGGAGATTTAACGCCGGTTATGTATTCGGGGCGGTTTAGACGTGCGTCAGATGATTTTACGCCGAAATGAGCGAGTATATTCTCTATCATGCGTGAACCACCTCGGGCGGTTTTTTCGAGCCATTCCTGAAGACGGAAGGCACGTCTGAGATCATTTATAGTTGCTGCTGAGGCTTGAGTCATTTGAGAAGTGTCAGCATAGAGAGTTCCTGAAGGAATGTTTGTAGTTGCAGGGAAAGCACCTGAACGTGGAACGATTACATCATTTATAGGATGATTAAGATCATCAAAGCGGGCTTCAACATCAAATAAGGAACGATGAATATGTACAGGTACATCATTGAATGTTCGAAGAGGTAAGGATACAAGGTCGCCTTTTTGGGCGAAGGGTAGAGCAGAGGTAAAGTAATCATGCTCCCAAGCGCGTTTGCGTAGTTTCATCCAGGTAGATATGCGAAGATTATTAGAGCCATCTATGAGGTCTGTCCAGTCTGAGGTAACCAGGTTTTGATCGCGGTAGAATTCGTCGTATATTTTTTGGTATGCTGCGAAGGGTAGCGCGGATACAACTTCGGGTGTTGCAGTTCCCGGAAAGGGAACGGGAATGCCGAGATAGTCGGCAAGAGGTGTGTAAGACAATCCATCACCCGTTATTGTAAGTGTTGGGTGTGCCGGGAGCGCATTGGTTGTTGTGAGTTTTGTATTAGTAATGAATTCTTCCCATTGGGGCCATAGAAGGCGGTTTGGTACGAAGAAATAATGCATTGTTACATCCATGCGGTGCATTACGGGAGAGACGAGAGGCTGAAATCTCATAAGAGATTCAGCTGATATATTGAATTTATCGCCCGGTACAGTTTCCAGGAGGCAGATAGGGACGAGTTCGCCCATATTTAGCGAGAGTTTTACGTCGTGTGAGAGATCGAAGACATTTTTTTTTGGTCGCGTCATGCGGACGCTGTCAAAGATATTAGCCATTTTGTTAGGTTTTAGAGGCGTATTCCGCCTCGTGAAATAAGATAGGTTTTAGATTGTTTGTTCCGGCGTGAGCCG